TGAGACATTACCAGAATCAGTTGCACTATTACTGGTAGTTACTGTGAACACATTATCGTTAGTGACAGAGGCAACAGAGAAAGAACCATCAGTAGGAGATCCACTTGCAGTTGAAGTATAATCAATAGTTAAAACATCACCTATTGCAACTCCATGATTACTAATTGTAATTGTTGCTGTTGTAGTTGATTGACTATATGTACCTGTTTTTGTAAAACCTTCTCCTGGTGGTGTAAAGGTAAAACTTGCCTGATCATTAACCCTACTTCTTAAAAAGCCTTCAATGACATCTGACTGCTCTTCAGAGACAACAAAAGTAAAGTCATATACTTTTGGATCTTGAGAAAATGGAAGGCCATATAAAGCTCTAAATTCATAACCATCGCCAAGACGAGAAACTTTTACTTTTGGATTGCTTTTTTTTGTTAGACCATAAGTAGGTTGTATTGAAGGAAAAGTCGCCATTATCTATTTAATAGTCCTCCAGGTCTTTGTTCTTGTACTATTGTTGTTTGTACCACAGAAGCTATAAGTTGTCCAAGTGCTCTGCCTTCTTGTTGATCACCTTGAACAGAACTGCCAGAAGCATCAACGGAAACATTAACAATATTAGTTGTGCTTCCTCCAAGAGCATGATTTGGTGTAATCATACCTGATACTCCAGGTGTAAACAGTTCTGGCCCACGTTCTCCTACAAGTGAAGCTCTTCCTCCAGGAATACGACCTCCATCTGCTGCTGACAATATCTTATTTTGTATATCATTTACTGGTTTATTTCTGCCAAATAATCCACCTAAAACTCCACCTAAGAGGTTACCTATACCTCCTCCTCCTTTTGACCTTGCTGAATCAAATAATTTATCTATTTGTGTTTCAATAAGTTTGCGTTTGATAGTATTTAAAACATTAATCATTGCATCTTTAAAACTTGTAGCACCCATAATTGCATCTGTAAAATTATCTTTTAATGTTTGTCCAATAGCTTCAGTTATTTGAAGTTGTTGTTGTAATTGATCTTTAAGTTTTACAGCATCTTCAATTTGTGTTACTTGCAAAGGTTTTAAATCTTCTACTGCAATTTTCATTTTATTTGCCATTTCAGCTTTTAACTTTTCAATTTCTGCACCTTGTTTTCCTAAATCAACTTGATTTTGTAAAAACTTATTTTGATCTGTAATACTTTTTAATCCTTCATCAAGAATCATCTGCCTTCTTCTGTCTAGCTCAACACCTTTACCTATTTCTGCAAAATTTTCTTTTCTTAAATTAATTTCATCATTTAATCTTTTAAGGTTTAATTTTAAATCTACTTTATTTTTTTGTTCATTAACTTGATTTTCGGCTGTTTGCTTTATTTGAGAAGGGAATAATCCACCACTTGAAAACCTTAAAGGTCCAAGAGCTTGATTTTTTATAGTTTTATTTAGATCCTGTTTTTCAATTATTTTTAATTCTTGTTCAATTTTTTTCTGTTCAGAAATTAAAGCTTGTAAAAATGGATCTTTTTCTGCTCCTCCAAGTTGTGCCAATCTATCAGTTTCATTACTTTTAGCTGTGCCTGATCCTGGTATAAATTTACCTAAAGAATTAAACAAGTCAGCCATAGCAACTTGTATTTTTAACATTGCTTTCTTAAAGGAGTTACCTAATAATTGACTTGTTTCAGCAAATTCTTTTAAACTTTTTACTCCATCTTGACCTACGATATCTGTCATTTTTTCTGTTGCCAAAGCTAGAGCAACATGAGCACCTTGAGTTCTTTCTATCATCTTTAATCTTTCTCCTTCTGCTGTTCCAGCCAATCCTAAAGACTCTGTTAATTTATCTATATTTGGATTTATTTCATCAAAAGAACCACCTAATTCATCTAAAGCACTTTTAAGTGTTGTTAATTGTTGAAGAAGAGCAGTTGCAACAAGACCTCCTGCAAAACCACCCATCTGACCTCCCATCTTGGTTCCTACAAAACCACCAGCAAAACCAAATGCACCTCCAAGTGGGCCTTGTCCAAATAACAATGGAAACGCACCAGAAATGAGTCCACTTTTTAGTGCTGAACCCGTGCTTCTGTCGTTAAGTTTATTTCCTTGAGCTTGTGATTTATTATTTTGATTTTGTGCTTTTGTATTTTCTAAAATCTGTTTAGTTTCTCTACCTATTGCTTTTGCTTGTCTATTGGAAGCTGCTAGTGCATCTTTATGTGCTTTTGTACCAATCTCTAAACTATTTGCAAACTCCTCTAAAGCGTCTGCTGCTGCTATCTGTTGATTAGTTGTTTTACCAAAAACACCTTTAGATTTATTAACACTTTTAACAAGATTATCCATGTCTTGTCTATATTTTCTTATCTCATCACGGGCTTTCTTACCAAATGCTCCTCCTGTATTTCGAGGATTCATTATGTCTATTTGACGTATATTATCTACACTCTTAGTTAATTGTTTTACTTTAGAATTTAATCTATCAAGACCTGATTGACCTTTAACTCTTAAATTTATATTTACACCGTAATCGGCCACAGCAAAACCAAAACTTTATTTTAGTGTACCTCTTTTAACGTTTTCTTGCCCGTGATTTATCCTTTGCATTTTGTATTGCTTTATCTTCATATTCTCCTTTAAGTTCATAATATGCTATCCAATTCATTAGTTCTTCCTGTGATAATTTCTTTGTTAAATCACTGACAGTCAAACCTAATTCAGTAGCTAAAAAGAAAATAAAAAACCAATCATTTTTAGCTTTTTAAATTTGCTTTCGCTTCCTCCAACTTATTTTCAGATCCAGAATTTAACATGGCAAGTTGTATATCCTGTAATGTGGCTGCATTTACTTCTCTTCTTAATGAAGCTTTATGACCATCTTGAAATAATCTATTTCCATTTTTATCTAATGCTTTTGTAATCATTAGATTCAATGCAAAATCTTCACTAGAAGCTGTATCTCCAGATTTAGCCATGATTGATTCCCTTTCAGCAATCGTTAATGGATTCCAATATATCTCTAATACTGTCTCTTCTCCATCTTTCAACTCATAAAGATATTTTTGGCTTACACC